AACCAATTCCACTCACCGGTTACAAGTTCAAAGAAAACGAAATTCCCTATTCCTCTCAGCTCGGCCTAGAAGCTGGCGTCACCCCTATGGAACGCTACGCGATCGACGTCGATGGTAATATGCACCGTGTTCCTTCCTCTGAGCTCGAAGAAACGATGGAGTCCGACGCCTTCACTCAACTAAAATACGCAGCTATGCGCGGATCCCGTTGGGCCAAAAACCTTTACGGCTACTTCCAAGCTGGCGACGGTGCACGTGAGTATCGCAAATGGTTATACGACAACCGACCCCCAGACCCAGACCCCGAACATGAGTTCCGTTATGATCCCTATTGGGATAGCTGGAAGCTGGTTCGAAAACTAGGACCAGACCAAAGTTATCTCTATCACTCCGGCGGTGGCGAATCAGAACGCTACAATTATGCGCCGGGTCACTATGTGGATTAATCCACAGAAAGGAGGTTAAATGCGCTACAGACGGCGACGTGGCTATGGCAGGCGCCGGCGTGGTTTCCGGCGTCGTGGTGGAATCTTCAGACGTAGGATCGGGCGACGCATGTGAAATGTTTAAAGCCGTACATTAGGCGGCCAACCGGAGTTTCCGAGGCAGAATTTTATCTCTCAAGCGAGGCAAAGAACGCGATCACGCCTTTTCCATGCGGACAATGCCTCGCTTGTCGGATAAAGAAAAAGCAAATGTGGGCTAATCGAATCATGCTCGAAAGGAATAGTCACCCGATGGGATCCTCTTTCGCAACTTTAACATACAGCGATGAGTGCTTACCCCTCGATGGTAATCTCTGCCCCAGGGATCTGACTAACTTCCTCAAGCGCCTGAGAAAGAAAATCTCCCCGACCAAAATTAGATACTTCGCAGTCGGAGAGTACGGCGAGCAAACTTGGAGACCCCACTATCATATCGCTCTGTTTGGCCTAAGTGTGACCGAATCTGACACAGTAAAAAATGCTTGGGGCTTCGGATTTACGTCACTTTATGACCTCAACTATCAAACTGCAAAGTATATCTCAGGCTACTGTGCAAAAGGACTTACAGGAAAAAATCATCCACGTTTACAAGGCCGACATCCTGAGTTCATGCGGTCTTCACGCTTAGAAGGAGGGATTGGCCTTCCAACTATCCAGCGACTAGCGGAGAGACTAAGGGCGTGCGAGAATGTGAGTCAAAGCCCTGTCACTTCTTTACGTCGAGGTAAGACCCGAGTTGCTCTCGGGCGATACCTGACTTCAAAGTTTCAAGAAATATCCGGCATCCCAAAAGAAGCATACCAAGACAAACTCGGAGAGTATCAAAAATCGCTACTTGAATTAGCGAAAGAAAATCCTTGCTACTATGATGCCGTGATAGAATTAGACGGTCTTAGAACCCGAAACGAAATTCATAATCTCGAAAACAGGCCTAGGAGGCGACCACTATGAAACGCGGCAAATTCAATCTCAGTCACTACAAACTGTTTACTTCTCAAACTGGCGTCCTCGTTCCTTTGGCGTGGTACGAGGCTATTCCCGGAGACTCAATCCAACATCGGACATCGCTTATGGTGCGAGTTTCTCCACTCCTTGCGCCCGTCATGCATCCTCTGCGGATACGCATCCACCATTGGTTCGTCCCGAATCGCCTTATCTGGTCCGATTTCGAAAACTTCATCACAGGAGGTAAAGATGGCAAGTTTGTTGCGGCCCCTCCGCATTTCAAGCTTTCGACCGTTACGGAAGGCTCGCTTCACGATCACATGGGCGTACCGCCTGGCAGCTATCCTACTACTCAGCTTGAGTTTTCAGCTCTTCCAATGCGCGCGTATAACCTCATCTACAATGAGCACTACCGGGACCAGGACATCTGTGCAGAAAGAATCGTCTCCACGGCCTCCGGCACGGATACAACCACCCAAACCGATGATGCCCGGATCTCGTGGGAAAAAGATTACTTTACAACTGCCCGACCCTGGCCACAGAAAGGCGACGAGGTTACAATACCTCTAGGCGATCGAGCCCCAATTTCCGGTATCGCCAAACTCAACAACGTTTTCGATGGCGGCCAACAAACTGGGCTACGTGAATCTGGCGGAAACCTTGTCAATTATGCAGCTAACGAAAACATTCTTATGGGGACCGGTGGCGATGGAAACAAATTTCTTGCCCAAGAGGATCCAGATAACCCAGGCTTTCCTAACTTCTACGCGGATCTGTCTGCGGCTACTGGGATTAGCATTAGTGATCTTCGCCTTGCACTCGCTATTCAGCGGTATCAAGAAGCACGAGCCGCTTATGGCAGCCGGTATGTTGAGTATCTTCGGTATCTGGGTGTACGTTCTTCCGACGCTCGTTTACAAAATCCTGAGTATCTTGGTGGTGGGCGGCAGGTCATTCAATTTTCCGAAGTCCTCCAAACCGCTCCCGGACAAGACTCCGTGGTGGGAGAGCTTAAAGGACACGGCGTCGCCGCCATGCGAACCCCCAGGTTCCGACGGTATTTCGAAGAACATGGGATCGTAATGACCCTCATGTCTGTTGTTCCAAAATCCATCTACATGCAAGGTCTAAAAAAGGCGTTCAATCGTGCAACCAAAGAAGACTACTTCCAGAAAGAGCTTCAATTCATCGGCGATCAGCCAATCCTCAATCGAGAACTGCAGGGCAACCACTCTGACCCGGGAGGAACCTTTGGTTATCAGAACCGGTATGACGAGTATCGGAGCCATCCTTCCTGGATTGCTGGCGAGTTTCGCTCCACCCTCAACCATTGGCACTACGGTCGAGAGTTCTCCGGAGACGTAGCTCTCAACGAATCATTCCTCAACGCAGTACCTACGAACCGTGTTTATGCTTCCACGGATACTGACCCCCTGTATGTTATGTGTAATCATTCCATCCAGGCGCGTCGTCTCGTAGCTAAAAATCCCACTCCCAGGACGTTCTAACGTCCAGAAAGGCTTTTCCAATGAAAAAAAATTACCAAGTCGAAGCACAAAGCGTACTCGCTGCGGCAAATAAGTTGGGCTCGCGCGGCGAAGAAATAGTCGATTCAACGCGCCTATTCGTCGCGGAGGATCACTCCGTTCTCAGCTTACAGCAACAGATTGCCCGGGTACTCCGGACCGAGCTCTCAAAAGTTGCTGACGCCCAGGGATTCGAGACCTATGAAGAGGCTAACGACTTCGACGTCGATGATGGTTTCGACGTCCAGGAGCCGGTCTCAAAATACGTCGATGTGCAGGAAGAATTTCTCGACGATCACCCCCACTTGCGGAAGCGTGTGGGTAAAAAAGTTCCCAAGCTGGAAAAACCGGCTCAACCCGCTGATATTAAAGCGGATCCAGAAAGTGCCACCAAGTTGGCACAAAGTTAGCAATTATTAATACTTGATATGTTATTGCTAACTGACACCAAGTTGACATAATCTGGCAACTAAAATGCGCTCACGGAATAAGCAGAGAACCTCGGGAATCTCATCTCCGCAGGACCAGACGCAACGCGATGACAAAAACAACTTCATCGCCACGCTAAAGAGGCGGTTGCGGCTACCCGATGTGTTCTCCCCTTATGACCGTGTGCGCGAACCTATACCCGACGACCTCCGGGTCTATAAGCCAGCAACTGACAGATTGCCGCGTCTCTCGGACGGTCGCCGGGTATCCTTCACCCTGGACAAACGAGTAAAAGTTAAACGTGGACCCCTTACAAACATCAGGTTCACAAATCCGGACTTGACACCTATCTGCCAAAGGCGTAAGAAACGACGTGAGAGCCTATTTGCCTTGAGAAAAGCAGGAAAGGGTAGGTCAATCCGCACTCCCAAAAAAAGAAACGCTTACAGCGACGTGAGGTGCTAAGAATGGGATTCTCATTAGGCGGTATCGGCAAAGGTATCTCGAAAGGCCTCGGCGGCATCGGCGGAGCAGGTGGCCAACTCGCCGGCGGTTTCGGTGGCTTCCTCGAGGGATTCGGTGACCAAACAATCCAAGGCGCCAAAAATTTCGGAGACTATTACACCCAAGGCGACTTTCACGACCAATATTCCGCACAAAAGGAGTTCGCTCAATATGGGCTACGATGGAAAGCGGAAGATGCCAGGCGAGCCGGCCTCCACCCGCTGGCGGCGCTTGGCGCGCAAACGCAAAGCTTCTCTCCAATATCAGTTGGAAATCCACTTTCCGGAGTGCTGGACGCTGCAAACTCCGGAGCTAACCTCTACAACACCTTCAAGGGACTTACTGCCGAAGAAGATTACATGCAGCTCCTGAACATCGCTCAAGCCAAAGAAAAATTGAAACAAATGAAGCTTGAGTCTCAGGGCATGGAAAATCAACTTCAACAGCAACAGAACACCCCAAACGTAAACTACGGCTCAACGATTGACGAGCAGTTCGGAGTAGTCGGCACCGGCCGGGCCCAGGCCGTCAACCCTCAAACCGGGCAACCAATTCCACTCACCGGTTACAAGTTCAAAGAAAACGAAATTCCCTATTCCTCTCAGCTCGGCCTAGAAGCTGGCGTCACCCCTATGGAACGCTACGCGATCGACGTCGATGGTAATAT